CTAAAGCTTCTAGGGAAACAGCTATGCAACACCTCGCAGAAATGCGTGCTATTCTTCGTAACGAGGCGACAAGCTGATTCTTGTTGTCTGTTCATTCATAAACTTACTTCCCCCTGCAAGTTCCTCTCTCCTTGCGGGGGGAAGTTATTTACGGCCACAGGTCCAAAGAAGAAAGTTCTCTTTCATAGACCAGATGTGATGAGCCATATAGGCAGAGCCTTCTGCGGTGAAACGCAAGCTCCACGTCTTCTTCCCAAAGTATTCTTTCCACCAGAATTCATTGATTTGCCAAGCCCCTGCATCAAACCCGTTCCAAGCAGTCAACTTGTGGAATGACTCACACCAAGCAATCCCAAGAGTTTCTGGTATCGGCCACGAATATACAGAAGCGGCTTCTACTATTTGTGTTTGTGGAGGGTACTCAACTTTCAATGAACCAGCGTCTATGAGTAACCATATAAGTAAAAGTTTCAATGATCAGACAACTTCAGGACGTGCAGAACTGTTAGTTAGTCTTTCTCTGCAATAAGAACGACAACGCTGACATTGATACGTTTGGTAACTCATCGTCCGGGTACACCGAATCCCACGTTTTTGTAACCTGTCGCTGCCGCATGTAGGACAATGACGAGAAGTTGAATCAATTACGTTTCTATTGGGGTGGTTAGTCATCCACGGTCGTAGCCGTTCGTAAACATCTACCAAAAGATCAACGTCTTGCTTCGCGTACTTCTTCATGGTTCCCCACGCTTTAGCTTCACCCTTCATACAACCTGCCCATGTTTGGAATCCTCCTGTGACTTCTTTCCCCCCGAGTCCAAGATGTTCCCCGAGATGGCCAAGTCTGTTGCTATTAAACTTAAAATATTTACGTGCAACCTTTAATGTGTCAACTGTTTGGTAAGGACCAGTTGGTCCAAAGTTGTGGTAAACGAAACGTGCGTTGGCTTTTTTAATATCGAATGCGTCTGAGTTGTGGCCTATTACTATGTCTGCTTCGTCTAGTAATTGCCAGAGTTTGTAAGCAACATCGAAATCGTTTTCGGGTTCTTCGTTGTAAAGGTCAAATTCGTCTAAAGATACGACGTGAGTTTTCTTTTCGTGTTCCCATTTGTATGAGAAACATATGATGTACCACTCTCTTGTGTGTTCAATAACATCTTGTTGCCATTGACCCCACACATAGCTAAGGTTCGGTGCTGTTTCTATATCAAAGAACAGGGTTTTAGCCATGAGGCCCCCTAGCTGGGTACGGTCAGTAGCCTCACCACAAGGGTACCTTCCCACCACGCTCCGTTGTCGGATACCCGGTCGGGACGCATGGAAAGACGTTCAATAGTGACCTTTTCTGCCCGTGTTCCCTCGATGTAATCAACAGTCACACCGGCTTCCATACGACTGCGAAGAGTGTTAAAGATTGTGGCGGAGTCAAACATGACAGGGGAACCGCTGTTGCGAGAAGTTAAGACTTGCCGTTTAAGAATAATTGGGGCAATGATTTCGTCTACCCGGTCAGGAGTAGCGATACAACTTGTAACCCAATCTTCAATGATTGGAGCAAGCGTAGTGTTACTTGTGTCTCGGGTAAGAGTCATCTCAAAGTTGTATGACACTGACGATTCGGAAGCGAAATCAAAATCTGAAGGCACACCCGTAGACAAAGGCCCGACTTCGCTTACAGCGTTGTTGTCGTTCGTGGCTTTGAACTTTACTGTTCCGGGCATCACACTGATTTGTGTGCCTCGGAAAGTAGAAGCGCCTTGGTTGTATGCGAAAGGAGCAGCTTGACGGTACGTTGTAGTTGAGTCGAACTGGTCACGGCTTTGCCGCACCGTAACGTTACGCAACAACTTAGGTGCAACAGTTGACCACGACACTTCACCAATACTCAGTGTGCCGCTAGCCACTTTTACGCCAGTGCCGGACTCACCGTACACGCCGTCCGTAGCTGCCCCGAAATATGTTTTGTTTCCGAAACGAGCAATGGAGTTGACATTGCCAGAAGCTCCCGTTGACACCAGATCAGATGCCCACGCCGGAACAAGAGTAGAAGTGAATCGCGAAAGGTCAGCCCTATAAATTTTGCCGGTGCTGCCACCCCACCAAACGAAACGTCCTTCAGCTTCCAACCCGTACGCTTCTCCACCTTCCTCAATGACTGGACCAATAGTCACAGCGTTAGAGTTCGTGTCGATAAGCGCAGTTCGTAAACCTTCAGTGGTAGCTATAAGTAGTACCTCGCCGTAAGCAAGGATCTGGTTAATGGTTTCCCCTCGGGGTAGCTGCCCCCCCACTACCGGAGTTTGCAAAGAACCATCTGTAGTGCTGACATCAATGTGATAGATGCTGCCCGTGTCGTCGGTGTTAGCCGCCGCAAAAATACCAGAAGGCCCACCAGTCACAGACACCCACGTAGTACTAGCCAAAGTAGGTGTGTAATCCAATGAGCTAGCTAGCTTGTCGCCGTTAGCGCCAATCTCAAATATGTTCGCACCCAACGCACCAATCAAACGACCTGCTGCAACTTGAATAATGTCTGCTGCTTGTGTGCCACTTGTCGGCCATGCCGCATCAATAGCGCTCGCACCCAAAGTTGCTTTAGCTATAGCTGCACCCGACCCGAAAGCAAAGTAAATGTTTGTACCGTCCGACGTAATGTCAGCTATCTGATGAGTAGCTCGGGCCACAAAGTTCGTCCACGTAGGGCTAGTAGGAGTAGCACTCGTTGTGAACTCGGCTGTTTCTGCGTGCGTAGCGTACAAGTAAATACCCATGCGCTGAACAAGAAGGTTGCTCGTTGTAGCGTTTAGTTTCTCCTCGGTGATGGGGAGAAGTGTGATCTCACCTTTCGTCCACGGATCAATACCCGAAGAACTTGCAAAGCGACGACGATCACTGTCATCCAAATCAAAATGCGTTTGACCCGCACCATAAGACCAATCTGTTTGGGAGCGTGTCCATGCACCGCTCGTATCCAAAGCGTTCTCACCCGCTTCAGCGCTGTTGTCTCGCTGCTCCCTTAAAGCCGGAACCGTTGTGCGAGAGTACTCTCTCGTGTCCACAAGGAACGCTGTGCCATCTAACTGAACTGGTAAGTAATCTCCACTAGCCATCCGACAACCCGCTCCATTGCGAAGCGGGGCGTACGGCAGAGTTTCGACTCCACACCTGCGGATAGCGTGCTACAAGCCGTCCAGCTTCCGCTTGGAGTCTTGCCCTACGTCGCCCCATTAAATCTCTAAAAGAGGCTGAGATCGCCCCCGGTGGGACCTCCTCGGCCAACCGTGATGTGCCCTCTGCGTCAAGGAACTCTCTGCGTATCGGGGTCGTAGTCATTAACGCCATCGCTGCACCCAACGGCGGAAGATCGTATGCCGTGGGAGCCAACCCAGTTAAGGATTGATTGGCTGTTAAATCAGTTGTCGAAACAGAAGTCAGCGGAGACTTGTACATCACTGTAACTTTTTTACCGGGCCACGCTGGAGTGTAAAGAATCAAAGCCAACCCGCTAGAGAACGTAGTGGTATCCCGGTTACGTTTAAGTGTCCACGAAGTGATCTCAGGTTCGGTTGCTTCCACTCCTACATCTGCGTAAGTCACAGAGTAAATAGAGTTAATTTCATCGGAAGTCAATCCCGCTAAGTTGTATCCGTCAACGCTTGCGTTGTAATCGAAACTGGTTGTTTTCATTTGGAACAACCCGTTATCTGGTGACGACAAATCGTTAAGATCATCGTTCAACGACTGAATGATTCGGTAAGTAGGGAACTTCGGAGACACTCTTACAAGGTCGCTGTTAGCGTGCGTTGTTGCGGTAGATCCCCCGTACCCTCGGAACACGCTAAGAGTGTTACCGCCCGCTACGCCGGTCACATAAAACATTTCCGAGTTGACTTCAAACACAACGCCTTTAGCCCAGCTACTTGCCACACCTTGGACTGTGATTGTCGTTTGCGACGTGCTACTAATAGCGCCAGTTAAAACATCTAGTTCTTCTACATACCCCGAGAGCAGCATGTCCCGAGTAGCGTCAATCCATGCTTGGGTGGTACTCATCCTAAGAACTCCTGTAGCTGCTTCTGCCCTTTCTTACTTACCGCTTTACCAGCTTTGACTTCCCACTTTGTACGAGCCTGAGACTCTAACTTCGCAGCACCAACAGTGCTAGGAGGCTGCAACCCTTCCTGCCTTAACCGCTTGTACGCAGCAAGATCAGCTTCCTTGTTCTTCTCATTCTGGCGAGTAGCTTCTAAATCAATCGGGCGAGAATCGTGAGTGCCGCCTCGTGTGGGGAAAGCCGCTGGCGAAACTTGAATACTGCCATAGTATTTAGAAAGCGGCCCTTCGCAGTTCTCGCATGGCTCATCGTGGCTTTCACTGAACTTGTGAAACACATCCCAAATGGTGTAACAGTTAGCGCAACGGTAGGAATACATAGGCATTAGACAGCAGCTCCTACTCTTAATTTATACCCTGCGGCTATAAGGATGTCTTGTTCCGTAGCCGTTAAATCGTCTGGGCACTCATGTCCCCCGTAAATCACACGGGTAGCTGTGCTCTGATCGGCTGGCATAAACGTTTGCACTGAAGCGTTGTTAACAATAATAAGATTTGTGCCTCGGCTTTCCGGCTGGTAATGACGGAACAAAGCGAAAGAAACAGGCGTTGGTTGGTGACGTGGCCCGACCATAGGACGCACGTTTGCTACTGGCATCGGGTCGATGATGCGATGCAACGGCACCTCGGGTGTAGTGGCTTTGACTTGGATAGTGCCAGCGTAGAAAGTGTAATTGCCGTCCACGTCATGTGAGTTAGCGACCGTAGACGTAGCAGCAATCGTGCCGACTACCGCCCCATCAAGGATAACTTCAATGGTGGGAGCCATCGTGGTCGTAACCGCAATAGCCGCCGGGTTTATCTGCTGCCCGATAAGCAAACTAATTGCAGGAAGTGAAGCCGTAAGCTCTATGCCTTCATGCGCTTCCACATAGTTAGCGTCAATGTCAATGGTGTCTGCGACAGTAGCGTCTACTGCTATTGTTCCCGGCGAAACCGTTGCCGGTAAACCAGCTACCGCAGAGAACTGAGTAGTAACCCCTACCGTGGCAGGGAAACAAATAACCGTGTAAGCGTTACCAGATGAAGCCGGTTCCCTATAAGTGTAAAGAGAATCCCTATACGACATCCCCGACTTGCGGTACGGGAAATCAATAGAGGTAGGGATCGTTGCGACAACGCCAATAACACCAACATTGACCGTAGAATCGCTCGTGTTGTAAGCGAAACTGGCCTGTCTATATTGTATGCCTGACTGCCGGTACGTCATCGCAAAGACCCATCCCTCTGAAGAGGCTAGCTCTTACCTATAGAAGCAGTTTCCGGGTCACCCACACGGGTAGCCGCAACAGCCTTCGCGATAGAAATAAGAGCAGCGACCCCTGCAATCTTCAAGGAGTCGCCCCAATCTGGGCCGGGTACCGCCATAGCAGCAGCCCAAGCCTGAGCGAACGTAGCTACGCCACGCTCTAATGAGTCTTTAATAAAACGCTGGGTGAACAATGTCTGTCCTTTTGATCTTCATAGCTTCCCATGTAGCAGGGCCAACTATGCCGTCTGGTTTAAGGCCGAAGGCCCGTTGCCACCTGATTACCTTTGCTTGGGTGACACGCCCAAAAATACCATCTTGTTGGGCACCCACGCAGGCTTGCACAAAGCGAACAGCGTGAGACCTTGAACCCTTCTTCAATAAACCGGGATAAGAAACCAGTCCATCTTCAGGTTCTTTAGGTAACACCATTGTCGGTGTGTCACTAACCATGCGGCGACGGATAAGTGCCCGTAGATCTGGCATCGAGAACGAAGGATCAACTTTACGTGAAGTCCATTCCTTATGTCCCGCTACTGCCACATCAGGATTCCAGTTGTGCCCGTCGCACAGAAAGGCGCACAAGTCTACCAATGCGTCCAT